AGCCAATGGCAAGTAACAAACGACTAAACGCGGTCATCACCATTGGCGGTGCCGTCGCGTCCAGTCTCAAGTCTGCTTTCGCTTCGACCAGTTCGGGGCTGAAGGGCATTGGAACGGAAATTGGGACTCTGACCAGGGCGCAGAAGAACCTGGGCAATGCCGTCCAGACCTTTGGGCGGATGGGCAAGAACGTGGACGGGCTGCGTGAGCGTTACCGCCGCGTAACGCAGGAAGTGGACCGCCTGCGCGCCGCGCAAAGCAAGCTGGAAGCCGCAGAGAAGCGCCGCGAGCGCGCCACGGCGATGCGGGATAAGATGGTGAAGGTTGGCACCATCGCCACCGCTGCAGGCGCTGCCATCGGCGCACCGCTGCTGGTTGGCACCAAGGAAGCCAAGCACTTCGAAACCGAAAAGGCCCGCGTGGCGGCCCTTGGCATGGGCGAGGAAACGAACAAGCGCGCCGTGGAATTCGCCAAGGCAATGAAAACCTTTGGCACCAGCCAGCTTGAAAACATGGAATTGCTGCGGGATGGCCTTAGCGTGTTTGCGGACCTGCACCATGCCGAAATGGTTGCGCCGCTGATGGCCAAAATGAAGTTCGGCAACAAGGCCGTGTTCGGCGCCGAGAAAGGCGAGCAGAACACCCAGCAGTTCATGGACATGCTGAAGGTGATCGAGACACGCGGCGGCCTGAAATCGGAAGCCGAGTTCACCAAGCAGGCCAACATCATCCAGCAGGTCATCAGCGCGACTGGTGGGCGCGTGAGCGCAACCGAGTGGCGCAATATGCTGTCCACTGGCGGACTAGCTGGTAAGAGCATGTCCAGTGAAGCCCTGTTCTACACCATGGAACACATGGTGCAGGAAATGGGCGGCGACCGCGCAGGCACCGGCCTGAATTCGCTGTACAAGTCGCTGTACCAGGGCATTGCGAAGAAACGCGCAGTGGTCAACCTGGGCAAGCTGGGCCTGATTGGCGACCAGTCGAAGGTGAAGCACGACAAGGCAGGCCAGACCGCATCCATGGAGCCTGGCGCGCTGCTGGGCGCGGACATGCTGCGTGAAAATCCGTTCGAATGGATGGAAAAGGTTCTGCTGCCGCAGCTGGCCAAAAAAGGCATCACGGACGAAAAAAAGGTTATCGACACCATCGGCATGATTGTGTCCAATTCCGTGGGCGGCAGCTTCCTGGCTGAAATGTACCGCCAGCGCGAGAATATCCACCGCGCCCGCGCCCGCAACATGGGTGCGCAGAACATCGACCAGCTGGACAAGGAAGGCCGCAACACCGCTGAAGGCAAGCAGTTGGAAGCCGAAGCCAAGCTGGCGGACCTGAAGCTGCGGATGGGTAACGCCATCCTGCCGCTGTATTCGTCCGCGCTAGAAACCGCCGCCAGTGCGCTGGAAAAGCTGAACGGATTCACCGAGCGAAACCCAACCCTGACGAAAGTGATGGTGCTGGGGCTTGGAACCTTGGCTGGCGTTCTGGCGATTGGCGGCCCGCTGCTGATCGGCCTGGCGGCCCTGCCCATGGCCATCAACGGCGCAAGTATGGCGCTGCCGCTGCTGTGTTCCGGCATCACGATGGTGGGCCGTGTATTTGCGACCGTAGGCAGTGCCCTGCTGCTGAACCCGATTGGCGCGACCATCACCGCGATCGCGGTGGCGGCCCTGCTGATTTACAAATACTGGGACCCCATCAAAGCGTTCTCGTTGAACCTGTGGGGCGAGGTTGGCGGCCACGTAACCACTGCATGGGACGTTATCAAGACCGCCGTTTCGTTCACGCCCAACGGCATGATTGTGGCCAACTGGGAACCCATCAGGGCCTTCATGGGCGACCTGAGCGTGGACGTCAGCGGCCACATTGGCACCGCCTGGGAAGCCATCAAGGCCGTCCTTGGGTGGACACCGCTAGGCATGGTGGTCGAGAACTGGGAACCCATCAGGAAATTCTTTGGCGACCTGTGGGCTGACATCACCGGCACGTTCAATCAGGCTATCAAATCCATCACCGATAAGATTGACTGGGTTGGCGAGAAATGGCGGGCCACAAAAGCCTTCCTGGGCTTCGGTGACACGCCGGCTGCCGCGCCTTCGGCACCGGGTGCGCCTGGTGCGCCAGGTGCTTCTGCGCCGAACGCTGCCGCTACTCAGCCCACGGTGCCGTTCCAGATGCCGCCGATGGCCACCAGCAGGGCTGGTGCCGCGCCGCAGGTCACCGACCAGCGCCAGTTCAACTTCCACATCACGCCGCAGCCTGGGCAATCGTCCAACGACATCGCGGACGCTGTGATGCGCAAACTGCGTGAACAGCAGCGCACCCGCAATGGCAGCCTGATGTATGACCCGGTGAGCCCATGACGATTCAATACGCAAGCGGCCCTATCGTGATGATGAGCCTGGGCCAGTTCCAGTTCGGTATCAGCACGGCGGCATATCAGGAACTGGAACGGGCGACGGAATACCGCTGGCCGAACCAGGAACGTTTTCTGCAAAGCGAGGCACTGCAGTTCGTGGGACCTGGTGGCGACACCATCAACCTGCCAGGCGTGATCTATCCAGAATTCCGTGGCGGCACTGGCCAGCTTGACGCCATGCGCGCGCTGGCGGCTCAGGGGCAGCCGCAGACCATGATTGACGGCAACGGCAACATCATGGGCCGCTGGGTGATTGAGCGCGTGCAGGAAAAGGGCAGCGTGTTTGCTGCTGCTGGCGTGGCGCGCAAACAGGAATTCACCATCAGCCTGCGCAAGTTCGGGGAATTGGGTGCAGGCGGTGGCGCGCTGGGTGTCCTGCTGGGCGGTGTTTCGCTGGCCAGCGGCGCAACCAGCAGCCCACTGGCTGGGCTGGCGAACCTTACCACTTCTGCAGGCAGCCAGGCCGCTGGCTTCGCGGCCAGCCTGAGCGGCGCAATGAACCAGGTGACGGCGATGGCTTCGCAGATCGGCAGCACCGTGAACGGCGTGCTGGGGCCTATCAGCCGCGCCGTGGGTGTCGCCAACAGCCTGAAGTCAGCCGCGACCGACGCCAAACGCATGCTGGGTTCCACGGCCACCACGCTGTCCGGCATTTCATCGGCCACCAGCCTGGTGAATGCGGCGGCCAGCGCAGTGAACAACGCAGGCGCTGCCGGTGCGATGCTGAAGCGTTCCGTGGCCGACCTGACCAGCCTGGGCACCGTTCCTGACGCCGCCATGCAGACAGTGCAGGGCGCGCTGGTGACTGTGAACCGGCTGACCGCGATGGCCACGAACACCCAGGTGGAAGGCGCCAAGCTGCTGGGAAGGCTGGGCCGATGAACACCTACACGACGCGGGAAGGCGATACCGCTGATTACATCGCCTGGAAATACTACGGAACCCAGGGCAACCAGGTCACCGAACAGCTGCTGGACGCAAACCCTGGGCTGGCAGATCGCGGCCCGGTGCTGCCTGGCGGCCTGACGATCAACCTGCCGGTGATCGACACCACGGCCAAGGTCCAGGGTGTAAAACTATGGGATTGATGGACATATCCCCGGCCACCCGCATTGTGGCTAACGACCAGGACATCACGGCGGCGATTTCCGACCGCTTCAGGTCCCTGCATCTGTCCGATTCGGCGGGCCTGGAATCGGACACGCTGGAAATCGTCCTAGCCGACCACGACCCGCTGCAGCCCATCAAGATGCCGCCAACCGGCGCGGAACTGGAAGTGTTCCTGGGTTACGATGGCAGCGCCACCCGCATGGGCCTGTTCGTGTGCGACGAAATTGAGTTCACCGGCTGGCCGGGCACCATGACCATCCGCGCCAGGGCGGCGACGTATGAAGCCACGCCAAAGGGGAAAAAGGACCTGCAGACGCAGAAATCCCGCGCCTGGCCGAAGGATACGACCATCAGCGCCATGGTGGGCAAGATCGCGCAGGAACACGGCATGCAGCCCGCCGTGGCGAAGTCCATGGCCAGCATCAAGCTGCCACGCCAGGACCAGACCAGCGAATCGGACCTGTCGTTTCTGATTCGGGTGATGAAGAAGTACGGCGGCGTGGTCAAACCTGCAGGCGGCAAGCTGCTGGTAGCCAAGCGCGGCGAGTCCAAGACCATCGGCGGCGACGAACTGCCGGTGGTGACCATGCGGCCCACCGACGTGGGCACCTGGACCTGCCGCAAGTCCACGAAGGAAGGCAAGGGCACCGTGGTGGCGTTCTACCGCGACACCAAGCAGTCCAAGCGGGTGGAAGTGACCGTGGGCAGCGGCGACCCGGTGCGGCGTCTGCGCCACGCCAGCACCAATGCCGAGAACGCCAAGGCGGCGGCGCAGGCCGAACTGGACAAGCGCGAGCGCGGGCAGGTCACGTTCAGTGCCACGATGGAAGGCAGGCCGGACCTGGTGGCGGAAGGCCGCCTGGTGCTGGAAGGGTTCCGCGAAGGCGTGGCAGGCACCTGGCTGCTGTCGAAGGTGGAACACGTCCTAGATGAACAGGGCTACCGCTGCAATATCGAAGCGGAGAAGCCGACCGAGGCGGAAACCAGCGAATAGTGGCGACCCCGGCAGGACTCGAACCTGCGGCCACAGACTTAGAAGGTCCGTGCTCTATCCATCTGAGCTACGGGGCCACGGCGGCGTCATACCACCAGAATGAACCGGACAGAACCACCGTCATGCGCGGTGGGCTGCGGTGAATTGATTTCATGGTGCACCCGGTAGTGCACCATGACAGACTTGACCGACGCTCTAAATCCCTGTAATTGTTGCGAAAGTTCAACACAGGCGTTCTGCTTAGAAGGCGGATTTTTGGCAATAATTCGGAATGTATTGCGTTCACGCATGTTCATCGTATATCATTGGTTTCGTTAGCGAATTTCCGCTGGACACGGCCAAGCTGCTGATTCATAAAGGGCCGTTCACTTCAACGATGGTGCACCCAAAAGTGCACCCAGAAACAGAGGGGCGGCATGAACATTTATCGGCACCAGTTTGTATGCGTTTGCCCAGCCAACGGGCAGCCGATCATCTACAACCTGGAGATTCAGACTGACCGAATGATCCGCGTGGAGCACATCACGCTGGCCTGTCAGCTGTACCAGCAGGAATTCCATGAGAAGATTGCCGACGACCTGCACGCCCGCTTTGGCGGCTTCCACGTCCTGAAGGCGCACCACCACGGCGTGGATATCGAAACCCGCCGTGACGGCGCTGCGCGCCCTGTCGTGTTCGCACAAACGGCGGCGGCATGATCCACTACCACGGCGGGCCGATCACGCCAGACACCTGCGCCCTGCGCGCCTGGACAGGCCGCCACGCCTTCATCAGCTACAGCCGCCAGGACCAGATGAAGCTGGCTGCCGCCGTGGTTCAGTCATTCGCCCTGGATAACGGGGCGTTCAGCGCCTGGAAGGAAGCGCAGAAGCGCGGCGCGGCCCTGCCTGGCTGGGAAGGATTTTATGCCTTCGTGGACGCCTGGCGGCGGCACCCGCGTTTTGACTTCGCGGTGGTCCCTGACGTGATTGAGGGTAGCGAGGAAGAAAACGACCAGCTGGCGGCCCAGTGGCCGTTCCCGCGTCACCAGGCTGCCGTGGTCTGGCACACCAACGAAAGCACCGAACGGCTGGTGCGCCTGGCGAACGAATGGCCGCGTGTCGCCATCGGCAGTTCTGGCGAATATGACGTGTCGAAGCCGTCCCGCCTGGTGGCGCGCATGAAGGACGTGCTGCCCGCCATCTGTGACGCGGACGGCTACCCAATTACCAAGTTGCACGGCCTGCGCATGCTGAACGCCGCCGTGTTCCGGCACCTGCCGCTGGCGACCGCCGACAGCACCAACCTGGCCCGCAACATCGGCATAGATTCAGCCTGGAAAGGCACCTATCAGCCGGTGAGCAAGGAAACCCGCACTTCCGTGCTGGTGGAGCGCATCGAGTCCGAAATCAGCGCCTGCAGGCTGGTGACGGCGGCCAACGACAACGAAACCGCCGACCTGTTCGGCGAAAATGCAGCCTGAAACAAAGTGCACCCGCTAGTTCACCCACGAAAGGATTGTATGGATACCGAAGCACTACAAAAACAGAACACTGACCTGCTGCTGGCGCTTCAGGATGCCAAGTCGAAGCTTGGCCGCGCAACAAAGGCACAGCTGCGCGGCGGGTTCGAAGATCATGGCGGCGAGGAATGGAAGCCACCTATCGGGCCAGCGCCGCGCTTCGTTCCTGTCTTCGATCCAGGATTGCTGGCGGCGCTGCGGCAGGTCACGAAGGCCGCGCTGGCGTACGACAAGGCCATTCACCTTTGCGCGAACGACCCCGAAGTTATGTCGTCGTACTGCACGGCTCAAGGCGAAAGCCTGGACCGGCTGTATGCCAAATGGATCGCGGCAGCGGAACAGGCCGACGAACTGCTGGAAGCCAGCCAGGCGCAAAGCGCACCCGCTAGTGCACCCGATGCAGGCGCGTCGGTCATCACCGCTGGCGTCGATGTGAGCGAAAATCGCATCGAAATCGCTGTGCACCAGTGGGACAGTGCTGCCGCTGCGGACGCAGGTGGTCTGGATGCAAGCAAGGCCGTTTATTGGTTCGACTGCCTGGCGAAATGCGCCCGCCTACTTGGCCTGCCTGACGATGAACCGGTCCCGTCCGGCGTTGTGGCCGCAGTCGAAAAGCTGGCCGTGATCGAGAGACCTACTGCTGTGACGGCGGGCGGTCTGTCGCCGGACGTTCGCACTGTGCTGGAAGCCTGCGAAAGCATTCTGCGCGAATGCAGCATGACCAAGGGGCGGGCATACACGGGCGTGCAGAACCTGCTGTCCCGAGCTGCTGCTGTGGGCGCAGCAGGTCTGTCGCCCTGCCCATGCTGCCCGCAAGCCATTAGGAACCTGCACGCTGTCGCCCACAATATCTGCACACGCACGCCGCATATTCATGACGGCGAGTTGAAGCGGGCAGTTGACCAGGTGAAGCCGTTGATGGACGCCCACTTTGCGGACCCGGAGCACTCGCACGGCGCTGCGCTGGCACCGCATCGCGGCGAGGGAGGCAAGCATGGCTAAGCCACTTGCAGGCCGCAGGGCATTCGAAGCTATGGGCCGCAGCGCACGGTCGAGCGGGCTTTCAATCGCAGACGGGCGGCGCATGCGCAGCACCTGGCCAGACTGGGCACGTTCAGCCTGGTCCGCTGGATGGATCATGCAATGTCCGAAATACAGACCTACTGCCAATGGTGCAGGAGGTCGGCCCGTTCCCGTGCCGAAAGACGCGAAGCTGTGGGGCGATGGCATCTGGCGCGACAGCAGCGGCAACGAACTGGGGCCAGCAGCATGAAGCGCCCTGCTGTGGTGATGCTGCTGTGCCTGATGCTTGGCTTCGTCGCTGGAGCATGGGCCGAGCGCTGGGCAGTCGAGCAGCACAGAGCAACTGCCCAGGGGGCGGGCGATCTATGAAGCCAGAACACATCGATGCGATCCACCAGCTGGCGCGGACGGACCCGGCAGTGCGGGCGTGGCTTCATACCAAATACGCCACAGGGACCACCTGGGAAGACATGCTGGTGGCTTTGGTCAAGCACATGGCAGAGGACAAGGCTGCGCTGACGCAAGAGCTATTCAAGCACAAGCTGGCACAGCCCATCATTCCTATCAGCCAGGCGGGCCAATCGCGCCAGGAGGGCCGCGCGTATTGCAGCCGTTCTGGCGACCCGAGCCGCCCGCTGTGCGGCGAGTGCAAGCCATACGGCCACTGCGCTGGAATCTGACAGACCTGCTGCCGGATAGGCAGATTATCAACCAACGAAAGGAACATCATGGATCAGCAAAACGACACTGGGAGCCGCCGCAACATCGCTCCTGAATTCTTCGACGCCGTGAAGCGAGGACTTCGCAGCGCAGGCAGCAAACAAGACCCTGCGGCGTTCGCAAAAGTTTTGTGGACCAATGCGCGTATCGCCTACCGTCTGCCGTACGCCCGCGAAGTCACCACGAACGAGAACCCGCACTGCCAGGGCCGCGCCGTGGAGTGCATCGAATCTACCATCAGCCGCATGGTTTCGAAGTAACAGACCTGCTGCCGAACAGGCAGGGCAACTGAAAGGAAAATATGAGTTGTGAACACTGCACCGACCCTGACGGCGCGCCATGCTTTCCAGTCTATGGACTGGGGCCGCACCGGCATGAGGGCGCTTCATTTATCGGCAGTACGGTGATGCTGCCAGCAGCAGAGTGGCCAGCCAACTACCGCGAAGATGCGGACTGCCCTGGTATGGGCGTGTGGTGGTGCCCGCACTGCGGCGAAGGCAAACCGGAATAACAGACCAACTGCCGCAGAGGCAGTTCGGCTGTTACAAATTTTTCTCCTAGAATGCTTGCGAATGCACGCAATGCGTGTATAATTAATTTCATCGACAAAGCAACAACAAAGGGGAACAAAATGAACGCAGTCATCGCCCAAAACGGAAACCGTGTAGTTCGCACCTGCAACCAAAATTCGGCTGGCGTGTTCGAAAGCCGCCTGTACGTGAACAAGGGCGAAACCGCCACCCTGATCTGCGCCAAACACAAGACCCTGGCAGGCGCGCAGAAGTGGGCCGCTGCGCAGGTGGCAGCATGATCGACCGCCAGGCCGCACGCAAAAAAATCCTGGCGGCAGTTCGCGAAATGGCCCGCGAATTCCCTGATGCAGACTACTGCACGGCGCGGGCGCAGTTCGGGCTGCTGGGAAGGGTCAGCGCCATCTGCGACCGCAGCTGGCCTACTGCAAAGCAGTGCTGGGAGGCTGTCGGGCTTGTTCGCTCGCACCTGGTTGACGAATTCGAATTCACCCAGTCAGACCTGCGTAGCAAGATTCCCGCATGATCCCGACACCAGAACAGGTCCGCGCCGCCCGCCAGGCGGCTGGGCTGTCGCAAACGGCAGCCGCTGCGCTGATCCATTCCGCCCTGCGTTCCTGGCAGGACTGGGAGGCAGGAAAACGCAAGATGCACCCTGCTTTCTGGGAGCTTTTCAACCTCAAAATCAAGCAACTCTCAAAGCGCACCCAGTAGGACACCTAGGCAGATGATTAAAGACCGCGAAATTCAGGCCGCCATCAAGAGCATTCAGGCTGGCACGGCAGCGGAAGTGACGCTGAACGATGGCGCTGAAGGCAAGGGAATGGGCAGCTTAAAACTGGTCGTTCGACCGTCCACCAGGGCCAACGGCGTGGCCGCGCTGTGGTTCGCCAGTTGGAAGGCTGACGGCAAGCGACTGAAGAAACAAATTGGCCGCTACCCTGATATTTCCCTGCAGGACGCGCGCAAGAAGTTCCGCGATGAAGTCAGCCCACTGATCCAGACTGGCCACAACCCACAGGCCGCCAGGCGCGTGGATGCGCCCACCGTTGGCGCACTGTTTGCCGCCTACATCGACCACCTGGAGGCCGAAGGAACCCGCACCATCAAGGAAATCCGCCGCGTGCTGATCGGCGCGAAGGACAACTGCGCCGATGGCATCGGACGGCTGCGGCTGGCGGGCGACATATCGCCTGCTGACGTGGCGGGCTATCTGTCCAAGGCGTTCAACCGGGGCGCGCGCCGCCAGGCCGACATTCAGCGCACCATGATGGCCGCCGCGTTCAACTGGGGCATCAAGAGCACCCACGACTACCGCACCGACAAGCGCGGCGACTGGGGAATTAAATTCAACCCGGTGGCGATGGTGCCGAAGGACGCGGGCGCGAACCGCGTGCGCGAGCGCAACCTATCCGCCGCCGAACTGCGCGCGCTGTGGGCGGGCATGTCGGACAACCGTTTCAGCCTGGAAGTGTCCGCCTGCTTCAAGCTGCTGATTTGCTGCGGCCAGCGCGTGCGCGAAACCCTGCGCGCCGATGGTAAGGACTTCGACCTGCAGGCTGGGCTGTGGAACATGCCAGGCGAAAAGACCAAAGGCGGCAAGCCGCACACGCTGCCGCTGCCGCGCCAGGCTATCCCCATCATTGAAGAACTGATTTCGATTAACGGCATGGGTCCGCTGTTTCCGTCGCGCCTGGGCGCATCGACGCCCTACATCATGGACACCAGCATCAACCACGCCCTGCATCGGTGGAACAAGGTGGAGCAGCTGGAAGCGTTCACCACAAAGGACCTGCGCCGCACCTGGAAGTCCCGCACGGCGGATGCGGGCATTGACCGCTTCATGCGCGACCTGATCCAGCAGCACGCCAAGAACGACACCGGCAGCAAGAACTATGACCGCGCCGACTACCTGCCGCAGATGCGCGAGGCGATGCGCAAATGGGGTGAGTGGCTAGAAAGCAACGTTGTTCAAAAACAACAACACGAAATGGCGGCGTGATGGCATAATGGCGGTTCGCTGATGCGCAAGTAAGCAGAAGCCAGTAGGGAATTGCCCCAAGCAAGACCCGAAAACAACGCAGCCGAACCGCTATATGTGAGCCGAGGACGGAAGGCAGATGCCGTGACAGCCGGAAAGACGGCACCGAACACATTTAACGTGAATCGGCTATGACGCAGGAAGCCTGCCGAGCCGCGCCGGAAACCGGCACAAGAACCCGCCTTCACGGCGGGTTTTTCGTTTCACTTGTCCGCGTCGTCATCCCCGCCAGACTCGTCCGCGCCTTCCACTTCCATCGCGCCGTGGACAGGGCAGCATGCACCGAGTTCCAGCGCCCATTTCTTCGACAGGCGCACGGTGTAGCCGCAGGGCTGGCCGTCTACGTCAGCACTGCACGCGGCCTTCAGCATGCGGGTGGTCTGCTTCTTTTGGGCGTTGCTGCTGGCCTTCGTGTCCGCTTCGTTGCCTTCCGTGTCGCCAAGATCGCGCGCCATGTTTTCCAGCGACGGCACCACGCCCAGCTTGGCGTGCGGGATCGGTCCCAGCTGGTCCAGCATCGGCTGAACCCACTGCGCGAACACATCGGTGCGCGTGGATGACGTTAGCGGTGCGGTGAACCCCAGCGCCTTCATCACCTTGGCGAAATCGCCCTTGTGGCCGCAATCGAAGCCGACAGCGGCGTGCGTCAGTTCGTGCGCCAGGCTGCCAGCGATGGCAATGGTTTCGTCACGCACTGGCGAAATGAAAATCTGGAACGCCTTGTCTGCGCTGCGGGATGCGTGCCAGCACTCTGCGGTGGCGTTCGTGTTCTGGCCGCCGCTGGTCCAGCCGATGGATACATGGAATTTCGGCACTGGGTAGCCCAGTTCTTCGAAGCGCGGAGCCATCAGGTTTGCCAAGTTATTCAGCCAGGTTTCACGGTGCATAATTGCCTTTCATGATGTTTAAACGGTGTAGTGATTCTATGTTCAACTTCGTTTAAACGCAACAAGACAAAGAAAAACCCGCCGGAGCGGGTTGTTTTGTTGCGCGGATGCTACCTATTAGAACGGAATATCGTCGTCCATGTCGCTGAAGTTCGGCGCGGGCTTCGACTGCGGGGGGCGTGCCGCCTGCTTCGCCTGGTCGATAGACTGACGGCCAGCCAGTGCGCTGCTGTCATCACCGCCAGGTGGTTTGCCATCCAGCATTTCCATGTTCTGCATGACGATTTCGGTGGCGTAGTGCGTCACGCCGTCCTTATCGTACTGGCGCGTTTGCAGCTTGCCTTCCACGTAGACCTTGCTGCCTTTCTTCAGGTACTGGCCGACCACTTCAGCCAAACGGCCCCACACGGTGATGCGGTGCCATTCTGTCTTTTCCTTCTGTTCTTGCGCGTTCTTGTCCTTCCACTTTTCAGTGGTGGCCACGCTGAAGTTCGCAACCGCGTCACCGCTGGGTGCGTAACGAATTTCAGGATCGCGGCCCAGGTAACCGATAATCTGTACTTTGTTCAGTGCCATAGTGTTGGCTGCCTTATGAGAAGTGCGGCCACCAAGCGATGGCCGCGAGGTTTGAAATTGATTCAGTCGTTGCAGCTTGCGCCGTGCGGGCACTTACCTGCAGGCAGGATTCCGCAGGCGCAGGTGGCGGGCTGGTTATCGTTTGCGGCCACCGTCGCCACCAAGTCTGGCTGCTGTTCTTCCAGCACGATTACGGCACCGGCCAGGTAGTTGATCGCACCCAGTAGTTCGGCCACGGCGCGGTCACGCGGCAGGCGCTTGCTTTCCTGGATTTTCTTGATGGCCTGGTACAGATGGCCGTCCTGGCTACCCAGCAGACGGTTAATCATCTGCATGGGCTGTGCTTCGAACGGCAGGCTGTTGGCGTGGCGTTCCTTGCCCTTGCCTACGGCGGCCTGCAGGAAGGCGCGGCGCAGCACGGTCAATAGGCCGTCATAACCTTCCACGCCCAGCGGTTCCGTCACGCTGCGCACGGATTCTTCCGTGATAAATTTTCTTGCTTCGTTCATCTGATGACGCCCCACTAAATTACGCGGCCTTTTCGTCCGCTTGCTTGTTGTCGTTCGCCGCATGCATCTGCTGGCGTTCCCACGCTTCCAGTTGGTCCACTGGATACAGGACCTTGGAACCGACCTTCACGAAGGGCGGGCCGCGCCGCTGGGATCGCCAGTTAGCCAGCGTCCCAGTGGTCACGGCGTCCTTCCAGCGCGCCGCCAGTTCAACCGCGTTCAGGTACTTCATTTCGCAATTCCGATGCTGCTTAGAGTTGCCGTGTAATTCTTCCAGTGCGGTCAGAAATTTTCGTGCGTCCACGCTTACCCTTCGTTACGCGGCCTGGCTTTCGCCACCCAGCACCTGGTTGTTCAAGTCATCCAGGCCCGCCGTGCTGTCATCCTTGGACTTCTGGCGCAGCGCATCGTATTCCTGCGCCGACCGCTTCAGGTCATCGGGGCAGCCATTCGGGCTGATCGCCTTGCGGACCTTCGCAGGCAGCGCCTTCCACGCGGCGGCCAGGGCATCCATGCCCTTTTCGCAGGTGGTTTTCAGCATGCTGCGAGCCAGTTCCACTTCGGCGTCCAGCTGCGCGCCACCGTTCACCCAGTTGCGCAGTGCCAGACCATCGGCAGCGGTGATGTAATCCTGCTGGCGGCCCAGGATCGCCTTCAGTTCGTCGGGGCACTTCAGCACTTCCTGTTCCTTGCCCGCGTTCCACATCATCAGCGATGCGGTCATTTCGAACATAAAATTTTTCTCGCAGATTGGCTGCACACCCTGCGGGACGTACACCGTTTTGCCGCCCTGCTTTTCCAGCTTCACCTTTTCGCGAGCGCGGACGCACGCAATGATGTGCATGTTGGACTGCAACAGCGCGTTCATGAACTTCTTGTGTTCGGCCTTCGCGGTGTTGTCGCGGCGCGCGCTGCTGCCCGGTGACGGTTCGGCCATTTCCAGGATACCGCCAGTGCCTTCGTATTCGTGCGTGGTGCTGTCAATCACCAGCACTTCGACACCGGCCCGCTGGAATTCCAGGATGGCTTCCGTGTAGCGCGCAGGTGTGAACGGCGGTTCCAGATCGCCAATCAGGAACGGTTCCGGCAGGTGGTCCATGCCCAGCGATTTCTGAATCAGCTGGTACGTGTCCGCCGAAGCGTACAGGCTGCCGCGCCGGTTTTCGGTATCGAGGAAACCGACCTTGGAGCCGACGCCGCCCGCCATGCCGTAGGCCAGCAGCAGCGCGGTTTTGGTTTTGCCACTGCCGGACAAGCCAGCCAGGCCGACGACCAGGCGCGCGCCCTGGCGTTCTGCTTTTCGAATGTTCAGGACACCCACTTTTATTTCCTTCGCTTTGACGTTGAAATTTATGCTGCCGCAATCAGGTTCGCGTTTCGCGCAAGCAGCCACTGCGGCACGCTGATGTTTTGGATTTTGTCGCCGTACCCCGGCCAGGTGTCGGTGCTGTTGCACTGGGCATACAGCGCCAGGTCCTGCTTGTATTGAGCGCGCCCCAGCGCCACGCTGTCCTGGCTCAGCACGTACACCGCAACGCCCTTGGCTTGGCCGTTGACCACGCAGGCGGTTTTCTCAACCGCGAGGAACACAAACGCCTTGGCTTTGTCCGCCATCAGCCAGCCAGGCTTACCGCCTTGCTGCATGGCTGCGTTCACGCCGTCCAGGTAGTATGGGTGTTGGACGTGGTAACGCCAGCCACCGATGGACTTGGCGAACCCTTCGGGGCTGGCATCTTCGGTGGTTTTCAGGTCCACAATCACGCCGTCCACGCGCCACCAGTCCGGCCTGCAGCGGCACAGTTCCCCGGTCGCTTCGTCAACCCAGTACACCGACTGCTCCGCGCGACCTTTGATGGACAGCAGCGCGCGGGCTGCAGGGTGCGCCATCACGGCTTCGCGCATGTTCTGTAGCTGGTCCCACACTTCCGGTTCCAGCACGGTGCGGTGGCCGTTGTTGGCCAGCCATTCGGCCTTCACGTCCTTCCACAGTCGCACCTGAGTGCCGTTGTCGCGCAGGATCGTGGCCAACTGTTCCATCGTGCCGGCGGTGGGCAGCAGGCCCAGTCGCAGTTTGTTGAATTCTTCCAGGTCCGCCTTCAGTTCCGCGATGCTGCTGCCATTCAGGGCGGCGGTTTCTTCAGTCCCCATCAGCGCGCCGCTGTCCGCGCATGCCTGGATCACCCGCGCGACCAGTTCGGCCTTCGCACCGCTGGTTGACAGCTTCGGCAAACGGCCTTCGTTCAGCTTGGTCACCATCGCCACCAGCTGGTCACGTTCCACGATGGCGTCCGGCGCATCCGACTGGCGCAGGCCCAGGCAGTATTCCTTCACGAACTCTGCAGGCTCCAACAGCAGCGCGTGAAACGCGGTGCCGATTGCCTGGGCTGGCGTGGGCACGCGGGCGCTATCGTTTGCGGTGGTGCGCAAGTGGTGCAGGTGCAGCGGGCTGCGTTCGGCCAGAACGTCCAGCATGGACTTCGATACGCCAACACCGCCGTGATAGTCGGCATTGCTGATGCCGTCATAGATGCCAGGCTTCAAGGTTGCCCCCGATTAAGAAAGGTTTCATTATAGCAGTGGTGAACTTGCGTTAAGTAAATGAATTGCGAATGAACCGACGTGATGTTGCGTTCACACATCATTTACTTGCAATTCTAAGCATTCCCCGGCTGCTTCATCCTGGCCGCTAGGTATTCAGCGTTTTTCACTTCGCGCAATGGGCTTGGCGTCCAATTTGGACAGTTCCGCTGCGGCCCTGTGGATGATAGGCACTAGCGCATCCACGGACCTGCTGATTTTGGCACTGATTTCCGGCAAATTGTTAGACACACACCAGCGGCCAGACTTCGACACATCGAGCACGCCGCGTTCTTTCAGGGTGTGTAATTTCCTAAAGGCCGTGGGGCGTGGCATGCCGATATATTCGGCCAGCTTCCCTGCTGTCATTAGGCGGCCTTCGCATTGGCCGATATACACCGCCGCACACAGCAGAACGTCATCACAGGATGACGCGCAATATTCCGCGCTCAAAAATCCGGTGGCCGCCGTCTGCATGGCATGCAGCAGAAGCCGAGCAATTACATGGCCTGGACCGCCCTGGGCTGCACTTGGCATGACGACCACCCTAAGCCCGCGCCGCAGACCGACTATGCGCCTTTTCTGCCCAGTTGCAAAATCAAAAGATTCACGGCAACAATACTTGCAGGTTAGAATTCTAGGATGATCCAACGTTATTTATAGTGATGCCCATACAACTACGCGATTACCAGGATGAACTGATTTCAAACCTTCGGGCGGCCCTTCGGCGCTCGAAGCGCGTGCTGGTGCAGGCCCCGACCGGCGCTGGCAAAACTGTGCTGGCGTCCTACATGATCGACGGCACCAGAGGGCGTAGCCAGTCCGCATGGTTCATCTGCCACCGCGCCGAACTGGTGGAAGGCACCAGCAAGACGTTCAGCAAGTTCGGCATTCACCACGGCATCATCGCTGGCGGGTTCCCGATGGACCTGAAGCAGCTGGTGCAGGTCTGCAGCATCGACACGCTGAAGAACCGGCTGGCCAGCCTGCAGGCCCCACGCATCACCATCATTGACGAGGCGCACCACAGCAGCGCCGCTGGCTGGGCGCTGGTGGTGAAGTGGCTACATGACCACGGCACCATCATCATCGGCCTGTCCGCCACGCCGCAGCGGCTGGATGGCCTGGGGCTGGATGCGCACTTTGATGAAATGGTGCCAGGCCCAGCGCCTTCATGGCTGATCGAACGCGGCCACCTTGCACCGTATCGCATCTATGCGCCTAGCGCGCCCGACATGAAGGGAGTGCGTAAGCAGATGGGCGACTTTGCCAAAGGCGAAACCGCCGCGCGGATGGACAAGCCGAAGCTGACTGGTGACGCCATCACTCACTGGCGCAAGTATGCGGACGGTCTGCGCACGGTGGCGTTCGGCGTTACCCGCGCGCACAGCATGCACATCACAGAACAATTCAATGCGGCTGGCATCCCATCGGCGCACCTGGACGGCGACACCAACAAGGGAGCGCGCAAACGCATTATCCAGGCGTATGCGGACGGCAGCATACGGGTGCTGACCAACGTGGGCCTGTTCGGTGAAGGCTTCGACCTGTCCGCCATTGCGCAGCGCGACGTGACCATTGACGCGGTGCTGGACATGGCCCCGACAATGAGCCTAGCAGCGTACATGCAACGCGGCGGGCGCATGCTGCGGCCATACCCCGGCAAGGTGGGCATATACCTGGACCACGCTGGCAATTCGGCGCGGCATGGGTTCTTTGACGACGAACGCGAATGGACGCTGGAAGGCAAGGCAAAGGGCGGTAAGGCGGCCAACGATAACGGACCACCGCCGCCAGTGACCTGCGATGCATGCTTCCAGCAGATACGCAGGCCAGTCCCCGAGTTCTGCACATGCGGCAAGCGCCTGCAGGCAGAAGCTAAGCCCATCGAAGTAGCGGACGGCGAACTGAAGCTGCAGACTGAAGCTGACAAACTCGCAACCCGCCAGCGCCTGAAGCAAGAACAGGCCGACTGCAAAACGCTAGACGAACTGGTGAACCTGGCACGCAAGCGCGGTTACAAGCACCCGATGAAGTGGGCGGCGCATGTGCATGGCAATAGACGGTTTGCGGCATGAAAACGGATGAGCTTATTACGATTCGATCTAAGTATTCCCGTCCGTCAACACTGAAATTGATTCATAATTGCGCCATTGCATTACCGACCGGGCGGAACCCGGTAATTACCTAGGGACGATACTGAAAATGAAACGCAACGAAAACGAATCCTTCGCAGATTACAAGACCCGCCGCGCTGGTGTGCAGAACGCGGAACGGCTGGCAAAGAAACAAATTCAGGGCGGCGTGCAATCGTCCCGCCAGCTGGCACGCCACCCGGCACCGATCATGGTTCACGGTAAGCTGATCCAGCCCAAGCCAATTCGCGGCAACTATGGGAAAGACATCATGGCGGCGCTGGCCCGCAAAAACGCAACGCCGGGACGCCTGGCGCGTCACCAGGAATACGTGCGCAGCATGAAGTCCCGCAAAGAATGCCTCCAGTTCGGCGGCTTCGCCATCGCCTAATAACAACACGCGCCGCCAGCATGGGGCGCAACCAGTTCAAGGGGAACCACATGCTGCACACTCGCAAGCCGCAAAACGAAGATACCGTGGCCGCGATGGCTGCGCGTAATGCCGCCCGCGTGGCAATCACCAAACGGGTGATGGGCACGAACTACGCCTGCCACCCGGTGAATCACGTTCACCACAAGGACCATGTGCGCCACATCGTCAGCATCAGGCTGAGCGGCAGCGCTCTGAACCGCATCATGCGCGATATCACGGCGGTTCGCGTCTAGCATGGCCCGCTTCCACGTCCGGTGCCGTAAGTGCCAGGCAAGACGCGTGCTGAAGCGCCACCCTGAAACTTATTTCAAGTGGAGCCACGCGAAGCTGGCGATGGTCAGCACGGCACCGGCATGCGGATGCGGCGGGCGGGACTACCGCGTGGACCGCTGGATGAATGAGCGCGACACGCGCGCCATGTCCTGCGACTGCGCCGGATACGTGCACAAGACTGGCCGCGTGTTCCCGCACCGCAAAGGCAGCCTGTACTGCTGGTTTCGCAATGATGGAACGCAGCGCATGCCAGGCGATGAAGATTTCAAGGACGCGCTGGTGGAGCGACTGCCAGCCGAAGAACGCAGTGCAATTTTTACCGATGAGAGGAAAGCAGCATGACTTCATTTAAACAGCTTCAGAAGGACGGCGTGGTGAAGCGCAAGGACGCCATGCAGGTCCGTTATGCGGACATCGTGGTGGATGCGAGTTTCAACACCCGCGAGAACAGCGACCGCCTGCAGGCGCATATCCATGCTCTGTTCGAATTCATCATGGCGGACGGCCAGCTGCCGGACCTGGAAGTGATCCCGCTGGATGGCGGCAAGGTCCAGGTGGTGGATGGTCATTGCCGCTGCGCCGCGTATGGCCTGGCCATCGCTGCAGGCAAGAACATTGAATGGATTTCGGTCAAGCCGTTCACTGGCGACGACGCCGACCGCACCGTGCGCATCGCCACCAGCAACGAAGGGCTGAAGCTGACGCCGCTGGAAACGGCCCGCGTGTACAAGCGTCTGCGGGATGAATTCGGAATGGGGCCGGAGGACATCGCGCGCAAGGTCCAGAAAACCCGCCAGCACGTTGACCAGCTGCTGCACTTGGCCGACGCATCGCCCGAAGTCCAGCAGATGGTGGCGGACGGCACCGTGGCGGCAACCGAAGCCATCAAGGTGGCGCGCAAGCACGGCGATGACGCCGCCAAGGTGCTGGGCAAGGCTGCGGCTGCTGGCGGCAAGGTGACCGGGAAGCAGCTGCGCGAATGGACGCCGCCCGCCAAGATGGTGCGCCCGCTGGTGGACAGCGTGGAAGGGCTGGCGGCCAGCATCCCGCAGGACGTGAAGGCGTCCCTGTTCTGGATGGAGAGCGAACACCGGCTGGATAGCGAGCGGGTGAAGGTCGAACTGCCCGCTGCGGCCCTGTATGCACTGCTGAACCAGCACGCCGACCTGGGCGAAGCGCGCAAGGCGGATGCGGAGAAGCAGCGGGTGAAGGCAGCGAACGCGGCGCAGGGTGACCTGGTGGAAGGCGGTGCGTGATGGAAACCGTTACCGTGGACGCCGCCGCGCTGCGCGCCGTCCTGTCCGCCTTCATGGGGCCATCGCACCACGTCCTGGAACTGTGGGTTACTCGCAACCTGCCTGGCAGCGATGTCGGCAAGTTGGTTGAACAGTTCAACGCTGCAGCGAATACCGCTAACACCAAACCCGCCTGACCGGAAAAACC